CAACCAAATTCAACCTTCCGCTTTGCGGCCTTTTTAGTAGTTTTCTTTGCGCTCATAATTACCAATCTGCGTTGATACCCCTAGTATCTATATGAACAAACGTAGGATACAAGCCTAAACCGCCTTGAAATCTGCCTTGGTTGCGCCACAACCTAAGAATCTTGTAGACCTCATGCGGCGTGGCCCCATCAGCTTGCACATCAGCCGCTCGAAATTCCTTATGCTGGCTCTGTTTGGCTCCCCCAACCGCATGGTTGTAGTCTGGGCTGCGATAGTGGCTGGTGATTCTCACCGGGCAACCGAGCGCATCACGCAGGTCGTCCACGATCCTTAGCGTTGGCAGGAACCTGTGCCACAAAGCTGGGTGCGGATAGTCGTTCTTCACGTTGATCCGCTTTTTCTGGAAGTATCTAGCCAGTTCCGAGCCGGTAAAGTTCCTGATCCCCTGGCGATCAATATACTGCTCAAACGTCTCGCCCTTGCGTGGCTCGGTGCGGTCTTTGGCATTGCCAGCAAATAAGCCCTTAATTAAAGTTAAGAATTTCATCGGTCTAGTAGTTTGTATATGGCTGTGGAGGCAATGATGGTGACCGCCACAAGGCCAATGACAACCTGCGTTTTTCCAATCTCTAGGTCAATTCTTTTGGTCAGCTTCATTTGTGGGCCTCAGATGGCCGTAGGAGCGGCGAGAAGGACAGGACGGTAGGTGATACCTGAGAGGAGCTTACGCGAGCTAGGAGGGGTATTCCTGCCTCAAGAACGGCCTGATACACCAACTCAGAGCAAAACCACTTCTCATCTTGCTGTTTGCGCCAGCGGGTTACAAAGCGGAACACGCCTCCGAAATCGTATTTCTTGCCAATTTGCTTCTCAGCCCAAGCAATCGCTGTGTCCCATTGCTTTTCGGTCATGCCATCCACATCAAATGCTTCCACGTTACTCCAGTCCTGGAGCGGCTCACGCAGCCTCACCTTGGCTGGTTTGTGCCACGCCTCAATGATACGCCCATCTGGTAGCTGGATAGCAGCGTGAGAATAGTTCCCATTGGTCTGCCAGCGGATCATCTTTGAGACCATGCTGTTGCCCTTAAACAATAGAACCTTAGGTTTCATTTGTAGCCGTATAGTTTGAATGTGCCTGATGTGATATTGCTGGCTGTAAAGAAAAACTGAATGGCGTCCACCTGACTTGCGGCACGCCGAAACACCGAGTTTTCGCCGTGGCAAAGACTTCCGGTTTCATCTAGGTAAACAAAATTACTTTTGGCGTATGTGTATAAATTGGCAGACGGGTTATATAGTTCAAGCCTACCATGCAGCAATTCTCCAGTTCCGTTACCGATGTCCTCACCTGTGTTGGTGGGGTTATACACAATGGGCGCATAGCTTGCGGTTCCGCTGTCCAGATTGGTTCCTGTCCAGTGACCTTGCCAGTTAAGATATGCGTATTCATTAGCACCACTATCGTAGGAGGAACCATTATTGCTGCTCATCCTCATGCACAGCTCGTCATTCTCTGTCTGCACTACTAGGTTATAGAACTCAACCACATATTTGGAGTATGTGCTGCTTAGGTCAGTGAACGAAATAGATGCGGAGTTGGACGCAGTCTGTGTATCCAAAAGCACACAGGCAACCAGCCCCTCAACATACGCCTTCACGCTTTGCTGCGTAGGAACCTTGGTGTCAGAGTCCGATGCCATGTCGTCCTCATCAATCACCAAGTTGCTCGTAATGTCCGAGCTAACTAACGAGTAGACATCAGAGGATGCCAGTTCTTGAAACGCCTTCCCAGCACCCAGTATGTTACCAATGACCACGTTGTCTGCCACAGCATTTTGCATCTTGGCATACGTAATGGTGTCATTCGGGATGTCGGTTTTTTTAATCACTTACTGAAACAGAAGTTGCTACCTATTTAAGTAGTCTCCGAATAATGCTTACAATCGTGAGCAGACCAACCACGATACCGACTACAATAGATATGCGTTTAGTCCACTCATCAAAGACCACCCAAGAGAAACCAACAGTAGAAGCCCATGCAGTAAACCCGGTTATGCCACTTCTAATTGCGGCTAATGTGTGGTCGTGATTCATGGTTTAAGATAAAGGATTAGATTTGGGGTTCTGGGAACCAGCCGTCAGCTACCATTTGCTCATGGGTGCGTAGGCGTTGTTGAAGGCTTGGGACTGTCATGGCGAACTGAAGCAGGGATGCAGCACCACCCTTGGCTGCTTCAAGCATACCCTTCATGGCGGTGCGCTCGTCTGCTGTGACGGAATCACCCACGGCATCTACCAGAGAATCGGTGTCTGCGGCAGGATCAACGCGCATTGCGTCAGAATAGCTTATAAGAGGCTCGCCATCTATTACGACAGCGGTAGCCTCGCCAGTAATTACGAGGGCTGTGCGGCCATCCTCGTGCGAAATATGGCTAACGTAGGACTTGGTTACCGTGCCAGCAGGAGGATTCGGGTGTTTAGCTGCCCAAATGCGCTTTGAAATGTCTTGAGCATACCGCTTGTTAAGCTCTGCCTGAGTCGGTGGCGTGGGTTGCTCCTCACCTTCCTCAAGAACAGGAGGCACGTATGGGGGTGCGGGATGTAGAATCAAGTAGTTCATATTGTGATTCCGTAGCGGCTTGCGATGTTGGCTTCGATGGCGGCGCGGTTGGAGGATTCTTCGGATAGGTAAAATATGGCCTCGGTGATTTTTGCAGCCAAAAGGTTGCCAGCGGTTGACGTGTAACCCCCCAATGCAAAAAATTGATTGTCGCCACCAAGGCTATATGTATTGGTGCTTGGGCCAAAAGATGACCCGTCCAAATACCCCGTAGTGCTTCCGCTGGCGTGGGTTTTAGATAGCAATACCACGTTATCGTTAGCAATGGCCGCACCTGCTGGGTTGGTTAAGTCGTCACCACCAGCCCAAGCGTTCCCAGTTGTGTTCTGCCCCACAACAGATGCCACCGCTGTGCCAGTTGCCCCAAACCCAATGGAAGCAGCCGCATTAAATTCGGCTTGCGTTGATGTGCGATCAAATACGCTGAATATGGCATGGTCAATGTTGCCAGTGATGGCTGACACGGTTGCGCTGGTCAGGTAGTCATCGCTCCCATCAAAGTCCATCGCAGCATTGCCATTGCTGTCAGTGACAACCACGCCATCAGCAACAATCTGCGGCTGTCTTGCTGCCGTGGCTTGCAAAGCGTTGCGGCCTTCGTAGATGGATGGGCTTCCGTTTACCGTGCCATCGTTGCTGCCAATTTGATCTTCCCAATCTGCGTTGGTGTTGCCGTAGCCTTGGTAGGAAGATTCGTTGTTAAAGTTCACATCGTAAATCAAACCATTAAACAGCAATATGCCACTAGGAAAAGCCCCAACTGTGATGGCATTGTAGTTGGCCGCATTAAAGGTTCCTGTGTATGTCCCTGTGCCGTCCTGCACCCCATCTAGCTCAATGGTCATTCGGCTCTCGGAAACGTCATGGGTCAATCGAACCGTGTATGCTTGTCCGACAACAAGGGTTGTTGATCCAGTGGCTACGACTTGGATGCCAGCAGAACTCAACACGTTTGCTTGCAACTGCCCAGAAGCGTTTATTAAAAGCTGCACAAGCCTCTCTGAACCCGCATCAGCTAAAATTGATTGGTTGGCAACAAGCTCATCCATAATGAATGTGGCCTCCACAAAGAAATCAGAAGTAGCATCTGCCTTGTATCCCGTATCAACTCGGTCATTCGACCCATCAAAATACATCCGTGTATCAGCAGCAGTAGCGTGTTGCGCGAACCTGCTCAACGGCTGACCCAATGCACCGCTCTGGTCGTAGAGCGTGGTGACATAGGCATCAAATCCTTGACCGCTGAATAGCGCGGGAGAGCCGATTACTGTGCCGTCATTGCTGCCTACTTGATCCTCCCAGTCGGTGTCAGTGTTGCCGTAGCCGTTGAATGCGAAGTTCTTGACGGAGCTGCCACTGAGAGAGAAGTCGTATATTAACCCCTTGAAGTATAATCCAGATGCGCGACTTCCAATATAGAAGATGGTGGTTGGGGTTGTGCCTGCTGGTGCTGTGCCAGTCCACGCTGTTGCGCCACCTATGCGAAGTTCCGTTGCCTGACCAGCGGCATCATAATCAACCGCAATAGTAATTAAACCAGATGTAACCAAAACCGATGTGTCGGTTGCGCCGTTGAGCCTCCACTGTCCTGATATGGAAACCACTCGGTAGCAGTCGCTTCCCAGTGACCAGACAACCTGTGTTGCTGATGGATTTTCTACAAAAATGGTAGCCTCAATGGTGCAAGCACCAAAGTAGTCAGCCGACGAGGTCATGCCAGCAACCCTGATTTCATCGTTGCTCCCATCAAAATACATACGCTTGTCAGCCGCGCTCGCTTGGTCTGCAAAGCGAATCAGGTCTGCATCGTTGTTCAGGGCGAACTCGCGCAGAGAACCACCGGATACTTCCTGTGCCGTGAAGTCAGCCTCGGTATCGTCAGTTGACCTACGCGCACGAACCACGTTCTCAACAGACGTGTCCAAACGCTGCAACGAATACGCAGCAGCAGCACCTCCATACTGCCTAAGCAAATAATTAGAGGAGGAAACACTGCGCGGAGTGAGAGAATTACTTAATTGCATTACCAGCGAACCTGTCTGTTGGAGTTAGTGTGAATACGGTTGGCTACCGCATTGATGGTATTCATCTCGGAAATCCTGATAAGCTCATCGTCCAGCTTGTCCTTAGCCTCAATATCAGCTAGGGCAGCTTTCTCCTGCTGACCTTCAGCACGTAAGAAATCAGAATACGTGCCATGTGCCAGATATGAAAACCATTCGTCAGGGACATTAACCACTGTGCCAGAAGAACCATCACCATAAGTATCAGTTAATTGCTTCTTGTAGGTCACAAACGCAGAGGACAAATTCAAGGAGCCATCAATCAAGGAAGCACCACCATTCTGCACGTAGAAGTCAATCAACTGCGCTGATGCTGTCTGGAATGGCTGCGTCCTGTGGATCTGCAAAAACGTGTCCACCGAATCCAAGCCAGCCTGTGTAAAGGGAACCACGCCACCTGACACGGTGCGCTCCTCACCAACCACCAAGAACCTGGGCCAATACTCAGATGCCCGGTAAGCACGCTTGGCACGACTGTTAATCATCGCCTTAATGCGCGGAATTTCGATGGCCGAGAACTCAACGCCACACATGGCCTTGATTAACGGCAGAAGGTCGGTAGTGTAGTTCTTGGTCTGCACGGGATTGGTTATAGCCTATTTATTTAAACACGACAAGCTAGTTAGTCGGCAAACCGACCGAAGTGTAAACAACTGTAAAATGGGTGTTTACCACCGTGCCAGAAAAGGCATCGGCATTGTTGCGGCTCACCCGCAAATGCACATGGTCGCCAATGGATAATGGCTGGTTGGCTCCGTCTGCATCCAGTGTAAATTGCGATTTAGATGTCACGTATTGGGTAATGGCACTACTCTCTGTCACCTGCAAAGATTCAATCGTGCCGTTGTTGGTGGCCTCACCATTAGCAATAGAGCGGTAGTCCACATCCCAAATCACCGTGTCGGTTGTGCCATTGAGAGAGCCAGAATCAGGGAACCAGCAGACTTGAAAGGTAACATCGCTACCATTCCAGTCACTCGGAACCTCCCACGTGGCATACGCGTATTTCGTGCTGCCATTGGCAAACTGCAAACCAGCCAAGGTATCAACACCGGTAGCGGTAGGTTGATTGCCAGATGTGCCATTACGCACGGCAGGAATGTAGGCATGACGCTCGTATGCACTAATAGAAAAGTCGGCATCAGTCAGGTCAAGTGCCTCAACCAGCTCGTCTCGGTCTGCGGTGCTACCCTCACCCTCGCCAACAACAAAGGTATACTTGTCGTCAACCGCTGACTCCGTGAACATCTTGCCCACCTTCCGCAGAGTAATGTCACTCATGCTCTATGAGAAAATAAGTGTGGATGCGTTTTTTGTAAGTGTCGCAAGGTGTTGCGGTCATTCCACCAACCGTCACCAAGCCATTGAGTCAAACGAAAGAACTCACGCTGCGGGATCTCGGCCAAGTGCATAAGCCCACCTCTGGACTTCGTGCCCTTGTAATCCTCAGCAATACGCGCAGAATTAACCTCGCGCTGATGCTCAAGCTGGTCTTTCAACTGCTCGCCCGTCATGATCTCACGGATCACGGCGGCAGTCATCGCCTCTTGGGACTCAATTATTTTTGCCATAGCAAGAATAGGGTGAGGGCCATCGCTGACCCCCACCCCAAGGTTCTAGCTCAATTAGGCGAACTTGCCTGGGTTGACCACGGTGATGGCAACAATCACCTTACCAGCGGTAAGGGAAGCAACCGTGCCGTTCCACTCAGCCACAATGTCAGTGGCAGTGTTGGTCAGGCCAACAAGGTCAATACCACCTGCGTTAGCTGCCTCAAACAGATCACCAGTGTTATACACAGGTGCAGTCATGGCATCAACGTCAAGGGCGTCAATGAACTCGTCAGGATCACCAGCGGTAGTGCCAACATCAAGAGTGATGTCAGAAGCACCGACAAGTGCAGTAGCCTCATAGACCACAACTTGCTTCACGCCACCACCAGCGGGGATTTGCCCGATGGTAACTTGGTTAGCGGAAGTTGCGTTAGCGGCAATGTGGGCGTAGTCAGCCACGTAGATGTAAACATCTTCAAGGGCTTCGTTATTAACCAGTTTGGAACTCATAATAATGGATCTTTCTAGTTAGGATTAGTAGGCAACCTTGCCGTGGGCGAGGGGCGACTTGCAAGCCAAGGTAAGGGCGCAATCAACGTAACCGCGCTCACCACCACCTTGGTTCTCAAGATCGGTGCTGCCCATTGGGATCAGGGTTCCGATACCGATATACTTCGGATCAAGAATGTAACCTTCGTTGGTGGATGCACCGGGCATACAAACGGGGTTAGCATTGACGATCTTCACAACACCAAAGTCGGAGTCGAACAGGGAGACACTAAGAGTGATCTTCTTAGAACCTGCTTCCTCGTTGATTTGGTAAGGAGTGGCGGTCGTAGTTCCTTCCGAGCGAGTGAAGTTGGCGATCACCTTGCGGAGAGCCACGTTACACACGGCGGTAAGGCTACCCATCTCACCAGTTTCGGTGAAGATGCTGCCAAGGATGTCGTTCAGGTCAGACTCACCAAGCGAGCTGGACTCAATAGAGGCAGAAGGCGTGCGGTAAGCAGCAGGAACGTCAGACGGGCCAGCGGCATCAATCCAGTCACCAAGACCACGGAGCTTGTAGGGGTTCACACCATCTTCGGCCTGACGGTCGTTGTTGGAGCAAATTGCAAACTCAATGTCACGCTTCAGTTCGCGCATGGCCTTCGACTTAGCTTGGGCAACATTGGCAGGGCCAACGGAGCTGACAGCTTCTTGAAGGTCAGACACGAGGTAGTCGCGGCGGAACTTTTGGATGTAGTTTCCAAGACGGGCACGACCAGCGAACTTGTCGGTGAACGAGGTAACATCGCTACCTTCGTTGATGCCGTCTGCGTTAGGGGAGGCAAGCTCGTCAACAGTCCATTCGTGGAAGGTTGAGGTAGCAGTTCCCTTGCCGCAAAGCGAGGTGATGGGGGACTCTTCGGGGGCAAGAATGGTAAGGACATCACTAAGATCCTCACGGTTGCCTACCGCCGAACCAGTAGAAGTAGTGCCGGTAGGGGCACTAGGGCTATAAGTATTACTAATGGGCATTGTTTTAGTAGGTTAGGAGTTTGTAGCTTTCGCCACTTGGTAAGCAACAAAGTCATTTGGGTCGCCAGTTTCCTGGAACCTAGCGTAGGCAGCGTCTACCTTGGATTTGTCAGCCTTGCCTTGTCTCGCCGCTCCAGCTCCAACAGGGGAAGCGGGTGGATTCACCTTCAACTTCTTACCTGCGCCTTTGGGGACACTTGGTTTTGAACTGCCAAACTTGGATCTGACCGCGTGGGCCAGAATGTATTCGATGTCTACTCCTAATTCTGGAGCGTGCTTTGCAACTAGCTCGTTGAGCTTGTTAATGCTGGGGCTTTCCACCAAGGCTTTGTAGGCTTGACCAAGCTCGGATTCTTCGTCCTGAATCTCAGGCACTTCCTTCTTCGCTTGACTCTGCCAGTATTCCTTAGCTTGCGTGACTTGCTCTAGCTTCTTCAGGTGTTGCGCGTGGGCTGGTAGGAATTTGTTAATCCCGTCCCGTGCGATCTTGTTTGCCTGTTTAAGCTGCCGCTTGGTGAAGTCTTGGCCTTGCACTTCGATGATGTCATCTAGGGCGTAGTCTGAGTGTTCATCAAGCAGGTCGTCTGTCCACTCCAGGGTTTGCTCAAGTTCCTCATACTTAGTCCTGATGTCGTCAAACGACTTCAGTTCCTTAAATGGGTTTTCCTCTAGCGGTATTTCCCGTTGTGGCTTGCTGGCTTTGATCTCCTCCAACGCTTCTTCAGCGGCTTTGGTTCTCGCGGTCAGCTCTCCGATTCGACTTAACAGGCGACTTTTACCTTTCTTGGCAAGCTCCTGTATCTCCTCGGCAGACAGACTAAGCAGGTCTATCTCGGATTCTTCTTCGGCCCCGCCATCTTCTGACGCTTCCACTTCGGTTTCATCCTCAGCCTCAAATTCTTCCGGCTCACCTTCCAGTTCCTCGGTTGATTCCTCGACTTCGGGTTCCTCCTCCGCTTCCACCTGTTCGGTGACTTCGGCTTCTGGTTCCTCCTGTTTGCCCTGCATCAGACGTTGCATAAGTCCGTCTTGAGTCAGGTTTTCTGCGCTGTCTTTATCCCCTTCAGCGGTAGGGTTCTCTGTTGCTTGCATATCTTAGGACGCTCGTTTAACGCTCGGCGGTAGCGAATATCATTAACCTAAGCAATTTACTAAGGGTTTGTCAAGCGGACAAAAAGAAACCCCCTGCAAGCGGAACACGACTAACGCTTACAGGGGGATCTTACAACAACACAACCAATGAAAGAACTACGTTCTGAAAGGAATCTATTCCTGTGGTGACAACAAGTCAAGCAATTCGTTTGCAGCAGAGATACGACCAGACAACTTCATCACCACATCGGGGTCTTTGGCATCGCTCAAACCAGCAATGTATCTCTCGCGTTCTTGGTCAATAACCCACAGGAGATACTTGTATTCGTCCCTGTGGGACAAAGCATTGATCGCTGTCTCTAAGTCGAGTTGGTTATCCATAGGGCAAACCTACACAATCGTCACCAATGGGCAAGCACTATTTCTGTTTGGGAGACTTGTCTCCTGTTGTTTTCCGTTTGTCTATTGGGCGTGAATAGTAACGATTATCCTCCGGGTTTTTGTAAATTTCGTAACCTGCGGTTTTTTCTCCGGCAACAAGCTCTTTCCACGTGGGGTGCTTTCTACCCTTTAATAACAACCCAGTTCTGGGGTCTCGACTCTTTGTGTGCATCACCCAATCACCTTTTGGAAACTCCTTTGACGGATGATGCCACACCCACGATGCAAATGCCCCATCATTTTCTCGAAACTCAGGCTCTCCCTCGCGCCACGGCTTGTCTGGTTTTGGAAGTGTCAACGGATACATTTTTAAAAGCTCGTTGGCGGTTCTATGGTCATACCCGCTGCCCTCTGACACAAAAGCTGGGATTCTCCCCGCACGCTGCATTAAAAGCCCACCGAGCGTAGGCTCTTGTGTATAAGGGCTGGCCGTAAGGTAGGGCCGTTTCTTTTGAAGAAACAACCCCGACAATAATCCTATGGACGGTCTTTCGCTCATTCCTGCAAAGGTGCTGTTTGCGCTCCAGACATTTGTGCCGGTGCTGTTCCCATTCTGCCAATCTGAGCGTTCTGAGCTTGCTGCATCTGGAACTGGTATTGCTGTGCGTATTTCTGCAAACGCGCTGCAAACGACTCATCATCCTGCAAACGCTGCATCACGTCAGGCTGCTGGGTGTATTGCTGGATCATCTGCATAGCCAACTGCGCTCCATTCGGGCGTGCATCCATCTCAATGCCTGAGTAAATCGACACCAGATCGTCCTTCACGTCCTTCATCATGCGCTCCTGAGCTTCTTCGGCAGGCTCAAGGATGTGGTCTGCCAAGAACGGATCAATGCCACCAAGGATAACCTCAAGCAGCTTGTCGGTATTCATGCGGCCATTGCGGTCAATCTGCAACAAACTTGCGGCAGCTTCAGATTTAGACTTCACGGTTTCTGGATCGTTCTCTCTGGTGTCAAAAGACACCATCAGGCTGAAGTTCTCATCAGCGTCACCTTTGGTCATCACCTGCGGATTTGGGTTGCCAGTAACTTGGAAGAACACCTCGTCTGGCCCCATGCGTTGAAACAGCTTCCAGGCAAAGTTCAGAACCTCCTTAACGTGGTCGAGATACTTGTTCACAATGAACTGCTGACGCACACCAGAAGCAGGATCGTCCTTAGCCAAACCAACGGCGCGGTCAGCCTGCATATCCATCTGAGCCTCGATGCGCTCAGAACCAGGATCATACGGAGGCACAGGGGCATACTGCAACTCACCTAGGCGGCGGTATGGAATCTTGCGGCCCGGCCCCCAATCGCTTGGAGGTCTACCAGCGGGGTGCATCATTGGTGGCAGCGTAGCCAAAGAAGCGCGGTCAATGCGGCTGTCACGCTCGGTCTTGATCTGGATTTGCGGCCCACGAAGGATGTCGCTAAAAGTCTGCGTTTCGTAGATCCTGCGCTGATTGTTACTCAGGCGAGTCACCACAAAGGGGTAGTCGTCATACCCATTGAGCAGTTCATGCTTGGCATAGCCTTCGGTGTTGGGGTGGAAGGTGGTGCAGTAGATACCCTCGCTGCCATCCTCCTCGTCAATCAAACGCTGGTAGGCATACACAACCATGACTAGGTCGTTCTCATCTACCATGCCTGTGCGGTCGCTGCGGAACTGCTGTCCGTCACCGCCATCGTAGTAAATGGAATCCTTACCACGCAACTTGGCAATGGCATCCTTAACCCACTTCTCGTCCCATCCCTCGTTGGTCACTTTCTTCTCAAGCTCCTGCGCTGTGTAGAAGGTGCGCCAGAAAATATATGGAGAGCGTTGAGGGTCGTAACAATACGATGGCATGACCACCTCGCCGTCAGGGGCGCAGGAGTGGACAATAGGACAATCTACGCTGTCACGCGGCACGCTTACCTCGGCAACACCAGTTTTAGCAAGGTCTTTAACGGCGCGTTTTACCCGCTTAGGCAGCATCTCTGGGTAGGCAGCGGAAATCATATCCACAGCAGATGCCTCGTCACCACCAATAATGGCGTCAGCCAACTCCGGCATTGCCTCTTGAATCTGTGCAAGGGTAACGGTCTGCTTGTAGGTGCGGCGTTCTTTCTTCCAACCCACATAGGAAATCATCATGCCCTTTTCCAGCAGGTAGTTAGCACCAAGTTCCATTTGCTTGCGGAAGTCTGGAATGTAGGACTTACGCATCCATTTAAGGAACGAGGAAACCACGGCACTACGCGCCATGCTCGCCTGACTTGTAGGAAACGCCTTGATGTGGCTGCGGTCAAGGGCTTGGTCTAGCAAAGACACGTAGGTGTCAATACGCTCACCAATGACGTTAACCTCCATGTCGGATGCTCCCTCCCAAGGAAAGGCATTTGCGCCATGCTTGCGTAGGTCTTGCGACTTACCGGGCCAACGGTTGCGGCGTTCATTGTAGGAGCGCAAGCAATCGCGCATATATTCGTCCATGTCCCGCAGGGAGTCTGTATAAGCTTCCTGCAACGCGCCTACATTAGGCTCGTTTTGAACGTAGATCATTGCCTCATCTTGGGCTTCTTCGGGTGTCATGGTTGCCATTTATAATGTTCTTCGTTGTTAACGTCAATCTGTGTGACCTCGATTTGCTTGTTTAATAGCCTCTTGCTGAATCGCTTAGGCACTTG